CGCCGGTTGTGCCTTGCGCAAAGATATTCCAGTTGGCAGAGGCGTTCGTTGGTGTCACGCCCACAGTGCTGTCCAAAATGCAGACAAACGTACTGCCTAAATATGAAACAACATCTTGCTTCATATAAGTCGTTCCAGCGTTGTAAATCGAGCGCCATCTAAACGCAACTTTTCCAAGCGATACGATTGCCATTTGAATTTCCTTTAAAAAATTATGGGTGCTGGGGCATAGCGTGAATCAGAATCATCATCGCCGCCCATGCCGTAACCGCCTGCACCGTGTACCATCACTTGCCCATCAGACGTTAAACAGTACAAAGCACCGCCCCCCGCGCCAAACTGCGTGCCAGCCTCAAAGTCCACAACAGTTTTATCAATCAATAAATATTTGTTTGGGTAGTTGGTGCTAGTGTTGTACCCATCGCCCGCGTGACCATTGCCGCCATAGCCCCAAACAACCACTCTTCCGTCAGAGCGCAGCGCCACCGCAGTCGAGTAAGACCCATAGCCATACATGCGCAGCTTAGTAATGCCAGTTAAGAACGAGTCACCAATCGTGATCCACGTTTGACGGTTTGCTAATGCGCCGCCAAGTCCTTGGCCGTTATAGCCTTCCCACTTGACAGTCCCATCATTCATCAAGGCCAGCATTGTGTTCCAGCCAGCATTGGCCTGTGCAAAAGCCACGCCATCTAAAACCTTGATGGGATAAATTGCATTGCCTTGGAATACGGCAGTCGTGTAAGAAATGCCAAAGCCATCGTTGTAGCCGCCGCCAGCATCCCCCCAGCACCACATTTCGCCGTTATCAAGCACGACTCCGTAGCGCCTAATTGCTGGGCTTTGAGCATTGCCCTCCCCATCTGTGTAACTGTAATACGTTTCACACCCAAACACCTGCTTGACCGTCTTGTTAAAGCCCCAAGGCATCACTGGTCGAAACTCGCGGTTTGTCGCTGTGTACAACGAAGTGTTTGTTTCACCGGCTGTATACATAATTCCGGTTGTTGTGATTAAAAACGATGCAGCATACCGAGCTGTTGCATAAATATCTTTAATGGGCGTAATCACTGTAAACGGCACTAGGTAAGGCACAAGAATATTGTTTATTGTTCCATTACCCAAATTGCCGTAACCGTTGTAGCCCCAGCAGTACACACGCCCCACGTTGTCTAGCAAGAACATTGAGGGACTAGCTGCATAACTATTACTTTGAAAAATCTTTGTGATGACGGTATTTACACCAAGATCACCAAAGCCATTGATTTTTGTTGGTATGCCTGTTGCGCCTGTCGTGTTGCGCCCAGACATGTAATCGCCACGGTTAGCACCGCAGTGATACACAGCGCCAGCCGCATCAAGAAAATAGGTGTCGTTCCAGTTAGATACGACTTGCGTAATGCGCGGCGTGCCAGGGGGGAAGGCCACGCGAGTCGGGAACGTGTAGTTCTCAGTGCTGTAAAGTCCAGTGCCAGTTTGACCGTTAGACTTTAAGCCCCAGACCCGCACAGAACCATCGCTCATAATCGCAGACATATAGCTTTGCGATAAGTTATTGCCCGAACACTCCATGCGATCCGTACTCATAAGTTTGGTTGCAATGACACCATTGCGCCCACCCATGAAACGAAACTCCATCGAGTCGTTGCCATTGCTATGCAAGGCCGTGTCAGGTATGCCGCTCACTGGCGCGTTACCCGTTAGCACTTGCCCCGCGCTGGTAGCCATTTGCTGCCCAAGGCCAAAGGCCACTGGCAGACCATTTTTAATAACGTATGCGCCACCATTTTGGTACACAACATCATTGTCGGTATAGGCAATGTATTGCGAATAAATTCCCTTCCAGCGATAGCCAAGTTTTGCAATATCAATATTCATATTGTGAGCGCCAGTTCGTTATCGGTAATCGCAAACGTCACGTTCTCTTGGATACCCCAGCTCGTAAAGTCGCTGGTCTTGTAGGTGTTGGAACGATCTGTACGCAGCATTAAGTCCGTACCATCGTCAGACAACACAAAGCCGTAAAACACCGGCAAAGCTGCAGAAGCAACCAGTTCATAGCCCGTTTCGCCAGTATTGACTCGCAAAACACGCTGGGATTGACCGATGAGAGAGGTAGGCAAATTGGTTGAGCTGACTGCAGAGGCGGCTTCTGCAGCGCTGTTTGCTGCGTTTGTCGCGCTAGTTGCCGCGCTCGCGGCACTCGCTGTTGCTGCGTTCACCCCGCCGGTAGCTGTCGAGGCGCTTGCGCTTGCGCTGGCAGCGCTCGCGGCCGCAGCGTTAGCGTAGCCCAATGCGTTAGCCGCCTGAGTGGCAGCACCATCAACAGCGATCTGGGCATCCACGCCAGTGCCACGCACCATCACGTTCTTTTGGCCGCCCACGCTTGGCGCAGGGGGCGCAGTCACAAACGTCAAAACCGTACCGCTTAACGTAAAGGTTTGCGTTGGGATTTGCGCAACACCACCTACAAAGACGGTTGCAGCGTTGACGTTTGTGTAGCTGTTGGCAAGGTTAAACACCGTCTGCGAGCCAGTGCCGGAGAAAAGCTCCACGGTACTTGCGCCGCCACTTAATGCGCCGTTAGCAATCAGCAGCCACTTGGTCACTTTATCCGTGGCAAAGCTGGCAGTCGAGGTATGCGCAATCAAGCACAAGTAGGTCGCTGAGTTAAATTCTGCGAGATCGCCCACGGCATAAACAATGCTTGCCGCCCACGCGCCGCGAGGGTTATAGCTGCCCTGCAGAATCAGCGCCAAGGCGCTTGCAGACATAGATTCCGCAGTCACGGTCTGGTTGCCCAGCTTGCCATCGTCGCGCTGGATCAGCGCAAGATTGGTCAACACTTGGTCACTACTAAACTTAATCGAGTTCAGCTCAGCATCAAGCTCAGAGCCGGGCAAAGGCTTAGTGGGATTGACCGTCTGCCAATCCGTAAAGCTGTACAAGCGTGCATACGCCGTTGGTTGCGACATGGCTGTTCCCTTCAAGGTTACTCACAACATTGTATGTCAGAGTGTATGTAGCATGTAAGTCAAACAACAGACAAAACTCGCATGGGGGCTATCGGCTAAAAGTCGGACAAAACAAAAAACTTCTAGGTGCGGGGGTGACTGTGGGTGCGGGGGCGAGCGGGAGGACGGCGGGGGGTGGATCGGCTCGCCTGCCGCTCGCCCTGCGCTGCCTGCTCGCCCAGCGCAGCGCCTAACGTGTAGCGCGATGCGCGTGCGGCTGCGCGTGCGCTGCGCCACGCCGCGTGCGTTGGGTGTGGGTGTGTGCGATGGGGGCGGGTGAGCGGCTGCGCGTGGCGAGCTGCGGGACGCGAGCTGCGCACTGGTCTGGCGGGGCAACGCCTCAAGTAGGCGTGTGACTATCCAGTAACGGCGCGGCTCTCAGGCTGCAGCTCGGCGCGGTGTTGCGCGTTATCCAGTATTTGAACCTCATTCGGGTCGATCTCGGTGGCGAGCGCGGCTCGCTCACCTTGCCATCTGTCGATCAGCCCAGCAAGCTCAGCAGCGCTCATCTCGCTTAGCTCGCGGTCACTGTCACCCGTTGTAGCGGCTGCGCGTCCTATGTCGCGGCTCAGCTCCAGTACGGTTCGCGCAGCCTGGACACGCGCACTCGCCGGGGCTTGGTCATCGAGCATTATTGTGCGCAAGGTACTTGTGGCCACGTTGGCCAGATCGGAGCTGACGTAGCGGCCACGCTCGATGCGCACTGCAGCCTGTATATGCTCTTTTTTGAGTAGGTCGTAAGCGCTTGTCTTAGGCTCAGAGTATCCGGCTTGCCTTGCCGCCTGTGTTGGCGTGCAGCCCTGTCGCACGAGCGTAACGATAAAAGTGCGCTGCATTGCGGTCAGATCAACGCCTGCAACGCCGCGCAGCTTACCTAGGTAAGGGCGCGTGGCAAGTTTTACTGTTGGCTTTTTTTTATCCATTTTGTCAGTTTATTTTACAAACAGACTATTGCAAACAGACATTATGTCCGTCATACTGATCGGACAGACGTTTTGTCTGTGACAACTTTTAGGGATAAAAGCGATGTACATACTCTCATACACCACGGTGGACAACACCGATTACTGGCAGACGTTCGACCAGCTCACGCAAGCACAGACCGCGATGGAACTCACGCTACAAGTGCCGGACGTTACGACTGCAAATATCTCAGTGGCAATCATCAGCACTGAGCCGCAGCACGTTGAAGTAACCGACTTAGATGATCGGCTCTGCGCAGTGCGCACCGCGCTACTGGATTGGCGAGCTGATCGCGAAACTAGCGACTATGACCCAGTGTGGTTACGAATCCAAGGCGCGATGAAATCACTAGAGCTTGCACTGGAGCATACGAAATGACAACACCCCTTAAAAAGTGGCGCTGCGTGGTTGTCGAGCGCGTGTATCAAACCTTTGAAGTCGAGGCTGCAGATTGGGACGCGGCGGAGCAAGCGGCGTGTCAGCTATTCGATGCGACCAAGCGCGATGACGTTGAAGTTGACGTTGTGGACACTCAGGAGATCGAGCAATGAGCAAACCACTCAAACGCATAACCGATTTTCAATTGCACGCCCTTGTGGGTCAGCTCAACCAAATAGCACGCACGCCTAATGAAACGCAAGGCAACTTTTTTTTGAGCTTTCAAAAACAGAGCGTGTGCGTTCGCGCAGGGGTCGCGCTTATACACAACGCCACTATCGACTGCGGCAGGGATAGTGAGCGGCGCACAACGATTGCCTACACAACCAAGCGCGACTGCTATGACCAGATCGAGGCTTTCATTAAAGGCGTTCAATTCGCAAAGGAACAGATATGGAAATGAATAATCGGACATTAACTGTCGAGGGGCTGCAGCGCGAACTGGCTCAGCTCATACTCGAAAATCGCGGCAGCGAGCCAGTGTATGCGTGGCTCAACCATGACGGTGAGCCGTTTGCCATTGACTCAGTGGATGAGCTGCGCGAAGGGTGCGTTGAGCTAAACCTAGTTTACCTATACAAAGTAAAGGAGCAGGGCAAATGACACTCACACTTTCTGAGCGCTTAGCGCTCGCACACACACTGGCTAAGTTTCCTGAGAACACTAGCTACGATGACATTCACTCGATGATCTATTGCGGTGATTATCTGGACGATGAAAATCCAGTGATCGTGCCTTGGACACCGTATGAAAACA